AATTATGTCTGCCCCCAAGCTGTAGTTACCTGTCCCTGAAGTCATGGCTTGCGTCCGCTGGGCTATTGTCCACTGGTTCAAACCACGGTTTGCCCACTCCGCAAGCATCAAATTCAAAGAACGTTTCGCTGTTTTAAGGTCGTAACCAGTACGAACCTCAAGACCGCAACGCTCAAACGCCTCCTCTACATAGTCGGCAACGTCGAGCTCAAAATTTGTGCTTCCGGAAGTGGCCATGCTACTTCTTCTTTACCATGCCACCACGGCGCATCTTCTTTACCATGCCGCCGCCGCGCATTTTTTTAACCATACCGCCGCCGCGCATCTTCTTAACTGCGCCGCCTTTTTTCATCATTTTACGTGGTTTCATTGCCATGATTTCAGTCTCCTGTACAAAAGTTCACGTTTTTGGAAGATTTGTTCAGCATCGTACTCTTCCAAGTAATTATCATAATAGCCTTTTTTAGCCAGTTTGTCTGCCGATTCCTGTACCTTAGAAAGGCGCTGAACGAAAATCATTGCGTACTCATCTTCAACTATCTGCATAAATGAGTTGTCGTCAATGAAATCATTTGGTTCATCGTGTGGATGAAAACCCATTAGCCACATATCCCTATCAATAAAAACGCCGTCAGAAATAGCTTCATTTAACTGCTCTAGGTAATCGTGGAAAACATCCGGGTCTTTTTGAAACGCCATGTCTACAATAATTACTAAGTCAAAAGCGTCTTCCCATTGGGATATCGTGCTGTATAACACTTGCATATTGGTGTCATATTTAAATAAAATAAGAACTTTGTTATCTTCCCAAGCCTTTTGAGCATAGGGGCACGGCGGCATACCGTTGTAAAACGGGTTCGGTTTATGCAAGGTGTGGTCTGACCACGCCATAATCTCTTGGCATATCTGACTTTCCTTATCTATGTAAAACCGCGTGTTACTCATGCTTGTGACACCGATCCCTTCGTGCGCTTGCGGCGGTTACCCATTATAGCCCCGCACCCTCTTGCCACGGCTGTGCCGGGAATACTACTGCCTCTAAACGGTCGTTTTGCCGTAGTCTCGTAACCAGCTACGCCTCCGTTAGCCATCTTCTTTACCTTGGCAGCCTTAGTGTTAGCCACAACTTGCTTTCCTTTAGACCCTTCACGCTTCTTTTTACGCGCTGTCGAAGCTCGTTCAGACTTTGATAAACTTTGAGCTTTACGTCTAGGCAGGCAACGGTCAGGGTTACGCTTATCTTTTGACGTACCACATGGGCCCTTAATGTTGCCGCTGCTATCAATTCTGACCCAATCTTCATCTAACCACTCCTGCAACTTACCCATTACTTGCCCTTCCTTTTGCCGCCCTTAGACTTCTTGGCATAATTAGGGTCTTTACAATATTTTGATGCAGCAAGGTTTGCATACGCGCTAGGATATGTATCAAAAGTGCGTTTTGCCCACGCTTTACCTTCAGGACAAATCTTACTGCCTTTACTCTTAGACGAAGCGCTTTTTGATTTTCGTGAGTACGCCATTTAAAACACCTTCTGCACGACTGCTGCGGCAATAATTAAAGCCGCTATGCCCCACAAGCGCGTATCCAGTTTATCCAACTGTTTTTGAATGTCAGCATACCTGCGAGTGCACTCTTCTTCGTGCTTTTCCAAAAGTTTTAAAACATCTTCTGCTTTCATTTTACCACGCCTTGCAAGACCAATATCTTGCGCTAAACTTGTCTTTTGCGGTGTCACAATTATGCCGCGCTCTAAAATTTGATCTACGACTAGGTTGATCTTTCTTGATCGACATATTCGGGTCTCCGAACCGTACAAGCTTAATTTGATCACCTTTTTTAGCCAAGACCGCACTCTTTTTGGACTTCCCCGGAGTGCGCTTGGGTTTGTTATAACCTGCAAATGTTTCTCCCCTGTATTTAATTTTTCCGGACGGGGTTCTGGTCACATTTTTTGTAGTTGCCATAATTCCTCACTTAAAGAAAAGATGGGAGTTTCTACTGAAACCCCATCTTTTAGCTCTAATTGTAGAACACCGTTATCGCCGTAAGGTTTGTGGCGACGGATATAAAAATATCGTCTACACGAATACCGTTCGACGGGATGTTTACCGAATGCGTGGTAGATGCGTTGAAATCCAGATCAAGCACGGTAGCCCCGCCACTCCCGTCAGTGACGGTAAGGCGAGGTGTACCTGCGGCTGTTTTCAACTGTATCTGACGAATCCGGGCAGGACCTACAGCAAGCGAACCTGTTGCAGTCACACGTTTTGATTTTACATCAGAATCAGCCATAACAGCCTCCTATTAAGCTAGGTTGTTGTTTTGCTGATACAGAATTGTAAAACGAACCAAACCTGCGCTTGTTGCAGCAGAAGCAGTTACAGTCAAACGGATGTCTGCTGTCCCAGTGTCTTGCCAAGCAAGAGCGCCCCCAGCTTCAGTTGTCGGGTACTTGCGGCCTGCGGTTGTTCCACTGGCAAAAGTATTCAGAATGGTAGCTGCGCCACCTACAGTGTCACCGACACTGAGGTTAGTTGTACCACTTGCAGCGGTAATAACGTCTATCACGCAATCAATAATCTGTGAGTTTGCAGGGATAACGACATCTGTTACTTGCGCGGCAAGTGCGCCACCAGAGAGGTCTGCTGAAAAAGTCTGAGCCATAACAACTTGGCCAACATTTGCAATGTTAGTCCCAAGAGATGTGCCCGTGGTATTTTTGATAGTTCCGGCCTTAATAGGTCCAGAAAAAGTAGTTGTAGCCATGTGTTTCTCCTGTCGTGGCTAGTGTCAGCCCATTAGGGGCTGTCAGGGATATAAAAAACTATACAATAAAAAAGGGCGACTGTGAAGCCGCCCTTTTTCGTCAAGGTATTTAGAACCTTATGCGCCCGGTGTACCGAACACACAACGCCAATCAGAAACGCCGAAGCTGTAACGCTCACGGGCCTTAAACCGCATATTTCCGGTGTCAAAGTCACCTTCCATAGCAGTCTTGATTGGTGAACGGTTGAAGAACTTGAAGCCGTTCGGTGCATCCGTCTTGATGAAGAAGGCATCTGTGTCAGTCAGGAAGTGGTTAACCACTGCACCCTCTGGCAACATACCCATGTTCTTCATGGCGTTTGCATCGTTGTCGGCTGTTCCTGAACGCAGGTTAGAATTGATTACCCGCTCTGCAATGAATTGCAGTTCTTTCGGGATAATCAGCTTTGTACCACGTACAGCAATCTTCAAGCCGCGCTCGTCAGTCAGACCAGCAATATCAATCAGCATCTGCTCAAGAGAAGTCTCATTGAGGTCAGCCGCTGTTGACAGCAGGTTGCGCTGGTTACCAGACAGAGACGGGTGAGCGGCAGAGCAAAGTGCTGCACCATCACCGACAGGGCTGCCTGTGCTGAACGCATTGTTCAGGATCGCAGCAGCCTTGATCTGCTTTGTCTGAGCCATTGAACGAGCCAATGCCTTTGTGTAACGAGACGCAAGACGGTCGTAAAGATTATCTTCAATCGCTTCTTCTGTGATTGAAAATGCCAGTGCAATCGTCTCATGTGTGTAACGAGCAGTGTATGTCTCTTGAGCATCGTCAAAGTTGATGGCAGCGCCCTCACCTTTAACTGGTGCTGTTGAGAAACCACCGAGCATCACTTCTTCTTCAAATGCGCGATCTGATGACTCTTCTTCAAAGATTTCACCATGCTCATTTTCGTAGCGGTCATACTCAAGTCCGAACAAAGCATTTAGTCCGGGCTCAAGCTCTTTCGCTAGTTGTGCGCGAGAAATAGCCATTATCTATCCCCTCCTTAAATGCCGGTTGACAACGACGTTGTCTGTGAAGCCGAAGCTGCCACAGGCGCGTTGTGATGGAAATTAAACCGAACTACGAAGTTCACACCAGCGGATGCGTAGTCAAGGTTAGCCACATCTTGTGAGAGGCCAACAATACGCATAAACAGCGTTGCTGTTGTTGCTGCTGTAGAAATGTCTAGTTCAGCAGTGGAACGACCGTTTGAAGTTGATCCAGAAGTCGCTGTTGCCAGTGATGCGTTAGCGAAAACGTCAGCAAGTGCAGTTGCACGATCTGTTGTTGCGCCGTCAGCAGCTACCATGAACAGTTGGTTCGGGTTGTCAGCTACAAAAGCTTTTACTGGGAAGTTCGTATCAACGCTAACATTGTTAGAACCGGGCCAGTAGTTTTTGAAAACAGTCTTTTTTGTAGAGCTATCTACGTACTCAACACCCATCAGGACGCCTAGAGCAGGAACTGTACCACCATTGGCATTACCAACAATGTCAATTACACCAGCAGCCAACGGAATTACCGGTGAATACTGAAAAATTGCATTTGTATTGTTGGATGCGATCTCATATTGAGTCACGCCAGTAGTGTTGGCACCTGCGCCATTTAGCCCGATAGGACGAAGGCCAAAGGCAGTATCTTGATTTGCCATTTGATTTTTCTCCTAATCAGGGCGGCCCTTTGAATTATTTCTGTGGACCGCCAAAGGTTACACGAGATTGACGGTCAGGTTTACTGATCGTCATGGTTGAATGTGCATTCTCACGCATCATGTCAGAGTCTACAGCCTGCATCTGGTCAGCGTTTCTCTGAGAGAAATACTCTGTCCGTTCTGCCACTGTTTCCAATGGAATCCGTGCGAGAATAAGTCCACCTACTCCAAACACACCTTCGTATTTACCTGATTCGACTACCGGGGACTCAAAGTCTGGGTACTCATCCTTACGGACCAGTTCCCACCCTTCACGCATTTTTGCGCTTACGTTTTTAGTATCGTCAAAACCACGGGTTTCAGCCCTGATCCAACGATGCTTAAAACCATCCGGTGCAGGTGGTGCATCTAACATAGACGGGGGAGCCCACGGCTTACGCCTTGCCGTTTTTTCCCTAGATTGGTTTGCGCGAGAAGTCCGTTTTACAGAACCTTCAAACATTTCGTTTTGTTCTTCAGCCATTTACTTACTCCTTCACGTATTTCGCGTATTCTTCAAGCGGCACACCCAATTTCTTCGCTATCGCGACTTGGCTAGGGGTGAGTCTAACCTTTTTCCCACTACTGCGCCCAGAGGTATTGCGGGATACGGAAGCAACCGTCTGTGCGGGTCGTTTGCTACCACCGTTAAGCTTATGCGGAAATTCATTCGCAATGCGCTTGTCCAGTTCAGTATAGTATTCATTTGACTGCGGGTCAAACCCTTCGTTTTCCACAAGCTTTTTGTGGATGCCAAATGCCGCATACGTCATGGCCTCGTCATCGCCAAACCAACTGTTGCGGTTAGCCCATTCTTCAGCTTTGGGGTCAGGTCTGCGAACCTGCTGCTGCGGCATAGGCTGCTGTACTTGAGCCTCACGCTGGGCTTGAGCCTGTTGAGCATAACGCTCCTGCTGAACCTTCGCCTGTTGAGCACGGTCGTTCTCAATAGCCAGCTTAGTAATCTTCCGCTGAGCCTCAATAACCCCGTTGGTGTCCCCAATCTCAATCGACTTGGCAAGCTCTTGCTCTGCCGCACCCATCTGAGTTTCAACACGGCTAGTGTACTCCGACACATAATTAGTGTCCAAAGTGTCCATGCGCTGCTTTAGCTGCTGAGCTTCAGCCTGCACGTTCTGAGCATACTTTACCGCTTCCTCACGCTGACGCTCCGCTTCGCGCATTTTCTTAGTCAAACGGTCAATGCGCTTTTGCGTGGCGTTTTCCGCTTTTTCAAAATTATCGTCATCTGACGACGCCTCTTGCGCCTCTTCCTGCGCCTCAAGCTCTATTTCCTGCTCTGAGCTTTCATCCAAATCGAGTTCGATCTGTTCTTTTTCTTCTGCCATTTTTATCTCCTAGAAATGCAAAATATCTTCAGGCTCTTCAATTTTAGCTAAAACTTCGTC